ATGCTGATAGAGGTGGGCAAGCGGCCCGGGGAAACCCGGTGCCGCTTTTCCGTTTTCGGCAGCAGGGGTCTGGAGACACGAGACAATATGGCCAGAGGCGCGGGGGAAGACGCGCCGGAGGCGCTGGTCGGGACGACCGGACGGTTTTTCGAGGTGGCCGCTGCACGGATGGCGACGGCGATTGACCGGCTTGAGACGGGGAGTGCTGCCGAGGTTCGGGCAGCGCAGAAAGCGATCCGGGAGCTGCGTCTGGCGCTCTGGATGCTGGTGGATGAGAGGACACGGGTTGAGAGGCTTCGCAACAAGATCGCCGGACTCGTCGGTGACGGGGACAGTGGAAGCGGCGGTGAACGCAGGCTCGAGCTCGACGCCGCGCGGGATGAGATCGGGCGCAGGCTGGCTGGCCTTAGAGCCGCAGGAGACGGTTGACGCCTTTGTTGCCGGGTTGAGCGAGGGGGCGCTGCTGGCGCTGCCGTGGATTTTCGAGTTCTGGGCCTTGCCGCACCAGTTGCCACCTGAGGGGGCGTGGCGGACATGGATCATCATGGGCGGGCGCGGGGCGGGCAAGACGCGGGCCGGTGCCGAATGGGTGCGCGCGATGGTAGAGGGGTCGGGGCCGACGGATACGGGGCGGGCCAAGCGGGTGGCGCTGGTGGGCGAGACGGTCGATCAGGTGCGCGAGGTGATGGTATTTGGTGAAAGCGGGATCATCGCCTGTTCGCCGCCTGATCGCAGGCCGGTCTGGGAGGCGTCGCGGCGGCGATTGGTCTGGCCGAACGGGGCGGTGGCGCAGGTGATGTCGGCGCATGATCCCGAGGGGCTGCGGGGACCGCAGTTCGACGCGGCATGGGCGGATGAGTTGGCCAAATGGCCCAAGGCGCGCGAGACATGGGACATGCTGCAATTCGCGTTGCGGCTGGGGCCTTCTCCGCAGGCGGTGGTGACGACGACGCCGCGCAATGTGGGGGTGCTGAAGGCGATCCTGAAGAACCCGTCGACGGTGATGACCCATGCGCCGACCGAGGCCAATCGGGCGCATCTGGCGGCGAGTTTCCTTGCCGAGGTGCAGGCCCGTTATGGCGGGACGCGGCAGGGGGCCGAGGAATTGCAGGGGCTGCTGGTCGAGGATGCCGAGGGCGCGTTGTGGAACTGGGCGCAGGTCGAGGCGTGCCGCATCGACGAGGCGCGGGATTTGACGCGGATCGTGGTGGCGGTCGACCCGCCGGCTTCGACCGGGGCAGGGGCGGATGAATGCGGGATCGTCGTCGTGGGGGCAAAGATGGACGGGCCGCCGCAGGAGTGGCGGGCGGTGGTGCTGGAAGATGCGAGCGTGCAGGGCAAGGGGGCTGCCGACTGGGCGGCGCGGGCGGTCGATGCGTTCCGCAGGCACGGGGCCGACAGGATCGTGGCCGAGGTGAACATGGGCGGTGACATGGTGCAGGCGGTGGTGCGTCAGGTCGACCCGATGGTGCCGTTCCGGGCGGTGCGGGCGACGCGGGGCAAGGTGCTGCGGGCCGAGCCCGTGGCGGCGCTATACGAGCAGGGGCGGGTGAGCCATCTGGCAGGGCTGGCAGCGCTGGAGGAGCAGATGGTGCAGATGACGCTGGGCGGCTATCTGGGCAAGGGATCGCCTGACCGCGTGGATGCGCTGGTCTGGGCGCTGACCGATCTGATGATCGACGGGGCGGCGGGCTGGCGCAGGCCGCAGGTCAGGACGCTGTGACGTAGCAGGAATTTCGGCGGGCTTTTGCCCCGCAGCCCTTGGCTGCGGGGTGCGGAGCCGTGGCCTTTTGGGGGTGGTGCTATGGTTTGGAAGTTTTTGCGAAAGGCCGAAGTGCCCGAGGTCAAGGCGAGTGCGACGGGGCGCGTGGTGGCTTGGGGAAACCAAGGCCGCGTGCGCTGGTCGCCGCGCGATGTGGGCAGCCTGTCGCGCACCGGGTTCATGGCCAATCCGGTCGGGTTTCGGGCGGTGAAGCTGATCGCCGAGGCGGCGGCGGCCTTGCCCCTGATCGTGCAGGATCAGGCGCGGCGCTACGAGGTGCATCCGGTGGTGGACCTGATGCGGCGGCCCAACGCGGGGCAGGGGCGGGCCGAGTTGTTCGAGGCGGTTTACGGGCATTTGCTGTTGTCGGGGAACGCCTATCTGGAGGCAGTTTCGGGCGCCGGGGCGCTGCCGGGCGAATTGCATGTGCTGCGGTCGGACCGGATGGCAGTGGTGCCGGGGGCGGATGGCTGGCCGGTGGCCTATGATTATACGGTGGGGGCCAAGGCGCATCGGTTTGACATGACCGGCGCCTTGCCGCCGATCTGCCATATCCGGTCGTTCCATCCGCAGGATGACCATTACGGGTTTTCGCCGTTGCAGGCGGCGGCGGTGGCGCTGGATGTGCATTCTTCGGCTTCCGCATGGTCGAAGGCTTTGCTGGACAATGCCGCAAGACCTTCGGGGGCGATCGTCTATCGCGGGGCGGACGGGCAATCGGCGCTGACGGCAGACCAGTATGACCGGCTGGTCAGCGAGATGGAAAGCCACCATCAGGGCGCGCGCAATGCCGGGCGGCCGATGCTGCTGGAGGGGGGGCTGGACTGGAAGCCGATGGGGTTTTCGCCGAGCGACATGGAGTTCCAGAAAACCAAGGAGTCGGCCGCGCGCGAGATTGCCACGGCGTTCGGGGTGCCACCGATGCTGCTGGGGATACCCGGCGATGCCACTTACGCCAATTACGCCGAGGCGAACCGGGCGTTCTACCGGCTGACGGTTCTGCCGCTGGCGGCGCGGGTGACGGCGGCGGTGTCATCGTGGCTGTCGGTCTTTACCGGTGAGGCGGTGGAGATACGGCCCGATCTGGATCAGGTTCCGGCGCTGTCGGTCGAGCGTGATGCGGCCTGGGCGCGGATCGCGGCGGCGGACTTCCTGACACAGGCGGAAAAGCGGGTGGCGCTGGGCTTGCCGCCGCTGGAGGGCGATGCGTGACGCGGCGCGGTCCGCCTGTGGGGGGGTCGCGCTTTCTGTTCGACAGTTTCGACGCGGCATCGGCGCGGATCGAGGCGAACGAGCGGGTCGCCGAAGAGCGTTGGGTGGCGCTGGAATTTCGTCTGGGTCAGATCGAGGCCACGCTGGAGCGGCTGGAAAAGCGCGTCTGGCTGGGGGTTTACGGTGTGGCGGGGTTTCTTTTGGCGCAAGGGGTGGAAGCGTTGATGAGTGCGGGGTTGAAATGATGGACAGCGGGTTGGAGCGGAAGTTCTACCGTCCGGACGCCGGGCTGGTGGTCGAGGGGGCGCGGCTGGAAGGCTATGCGTCGGTCTTTGGCGTGCGCGATCAGGGGGGCGACGTGGTGCTTGCGGGGGCTTATGGCGCATCGCTTGCCCGCATCACGCGGGAGGGGCGGCGGGTGAAGATGCTCTGGCAACATGATCCGGGCCAGCCCATCGGCATCTGGGACGAGGTTGTCGAGGATACAGTGGGGCTGCGGGTCAAGGGGCGCTTGCTTACCGACCTTGCCCAAGGGCGCGAGGCGGCGGCGCTGCTGGCGGCGGGGGCGATCGACGGCTTGTCGATCGGCTATCGCACGCTGCGGGCCGAGCGCGACGGCAAGGGGCAGCGGCTGCTGGCAGAGCTGGACCTGTGGGAGGTGTCGCTGGTGACATTCCCGATGCTGCCCGAGGCGCGGGTTTCGGCCAAAGCGGACGACGGGTTCGACGAGATGGCGGCTGCGTTCAGGCGCGCGCAGGCCGTGCTGGCGGCGCGGTGAGACGCGTCATTCTGGGATGAGGTGAAAGATGGACAAGGTGAGACAGGCTGTCGGCGATGCGCCGAACAGCATGAAGGCGGCTGCGGACGTGAAATCGGCTTTGGACGGTTTCCTGAGTGAATTCAGTGTGTTTCGGGGAGATATGAAGATGGCGTTGCAACAGCAGGAAGACCGTGTCGGCAAGCTGGACCGCAAGATGGCAGGCTATGGCCGTCCGGTTCTGGCGGTGGGCGAGACGGGTGCTCCGCATCAGAAGGCGTTCGACGCTTACTTGCGTAGCGGCGATGATGACGGCCTGCGCGGGCTGGTGCTGGAAGGCAAGGCGATGGGCACGGCGGTGGCTGCCGATGGCGGCTATCTGGTCGATCCGCAGACCGCCGACACGATCCGGTCGATGCTGGTTTCCACCGCGTCGATCCGTGCGATTGCACAGGTGGTGCAGGTCGAGGCGGCGTCGTTTGACGTGCTGATCGACCGCAGCGATGTGGGCACGGGCTGGGCGACCGAAACGGCGTCTGCCACCGAAAGTGCGACGCCGCTGCTCGAGCGCATCTCGATCCGGCTGCACGAATTGTCGGCCATGCCCAAGGCGAGCCAGCGTTTGCTGGACGACAGCGCCTTTGATGTCGAGGGCTGGTTGGCTGGCAAGATTGCCAACCGTTTCCTGCGGGCGGAATCGGCGGCCTTCGTTTCCGGCGATGGGGTGGACAAGCCCAAGGGGTTCCTGAATGCGCCGAAGGTTGCGAACGGGACGTGGGCCTGGGGCAGCCTGGGCTATGTGCCCACGGGGGCGGCGGCGGATTTCGCCACGGCCAACCAGGCTGATTGCATCATCACGCTGGTCTATGCGCTTGGCGCCGAATACCGCGCCAACGGCACCTTTGTGATGAATTCGAAGACCGCCGGGGCCGTGCGCAAGATGAAGGACGCGGACGGGCGCTTTTTGTGGTCGGACGGGCTGGCGGCGGGTGAGCCTGCGCGGCTGATGGGCTACGGCGTGCTGATCTGCGAGGACATGCCGGACATCGCGGCCAACGCCTATGCGATCGCCTTTGGTGATTTCAGCGCGGGCTACACCATCGCGGAACGGCCCGATCTGCGCATCTTGCGCGACCCGTTCAGCGCCAAGCCGCATGTGCTGTTTTATGCCAGCAAGCGCGTGGGCGGCGACGTGACCGACTTTGCAGCGATCAAGCTGCTTAAGATCGCGGTCTCCTGACGCTTTGGCTGATGCTGCCCGGTCCCTTTGCGGGGGCCGGGCGTTTTTGGGTCGGGCAGGGAGGCGGGAATGCGGTTGGATGAAATGACGGCGGTGCCGGATGCGGCGCTGCCGGTTGCGGCATTCCGCGACCATTTGCGGCTGGGATCGGGTTTTGGCGCTGACGGTTTGCAGGATGCGCTGTTGGCGGGGCATTTGCGCGCGGCGATTGCGGTGATCGAGGGGCGGATCGGCAAGGTGCTGATCGGGCGGCGGTTCCGGCTGGTGCTGGAGGGGTGGCGCGGGGGCGAGGCGCAGGCTTTGCCGGTCGCTCCGGTTTCGGCGCTGGTCGAGGTGGCGCTGGTCGATGCGGCGGGTCTGCGCACGGTGCTTGCGGCGGGGATGTTCCGGCTGGTGAGCGACGCGCATCGCCCCAAGCTTGCGGCGCGGTCGGGCGGGTTGCCTTTGGTGCCGGTTTCGGGGTCGGTCGAGGTGGTGTTTGACGCGGGCTTTGGTGCGTGGGCGGCGGTGCCGGCTGATCTGGTGCAGGCGGTGATGCTGCTGGCGGCTGAATTCTACGAGGCGCGGATCGACGATGGCACGCGCGGGCCGGGGCTGCCGGTCATGGTGCAAAGCCTGATCGAACGCTGGCGGATCGTGCGCGTGCTGGGCGGGGGCGAGGCATGAGCCGGGTGCATCTGGGGCGGCGGCTGGTGCTCGAGGCGATGAGCCGGGTGCCGGACGGGGCGGGGGGTTACGGCGTGGTCTGGCAGCCTCTGGGCACGGTCTGGGCCGCGGTGGTGGCGGGCACGGGGCGCGAGGTTGGCGGGGTCGAGACGGTGGTTGCCGCGACCGGCTATCGCATCACGGTGCGGGGGGCGCTGGACGGTGCGCCCGAGCGGCCGGTTGCGGGCCAGCGGTTCCGCGAGGCGACGCGGGTTTTCATGATCACGGCGGTGACCGAGCGCGATGCGGGCGGGCGATACCTGACCTGTTTCGCGACCGAGGAGGTGCGGACATGAGCTATGCGGGTGCGGCAGCACTTCAGGCGGCGGTCTTTGCGCGGCTGGGCGGGTGGGCTGGTCTGGCGGGTGTGCCGATCTTTGACGCTATGCCTTCGGGGGGCGGCGCGGGAACATTCGTGCTGCTTGGGCCGGAGGAGGCGCGGGAGGCTTCGGACCGGTCGGGTGAGGGTGCCGAGCACCGTCTGATCATCAGCGTGATTTCGGATGCGACGGGGTTTCTCGCGGCCAAGACAGTCGCCGTTGCCGTGTCGGATGCGCTGTCGGGGGCGGAGTTGGTGCTTACGGTCGGGCGGCTGGTGGGGCTGGAGTTCCAGCGCGCCGTGGCGCGGCGGCTGGAGGATGGCGGGGTGCGGCGCATCGATCTGACGTTTCGGGCGCGGTTGGATTTGTAAGGAGGGCGGATCATGGCGGTTCAGAGCGGAAAAGACCTGTTGGTGAAGGTCGATCTGACGGGTGACGGGCAGTTCGAGACTGTGGCGGGGCTGCGGGCCACGCGGATCAGTTTCAATGCCGAGACGGTGGATGTGACCAGTCTTGAAAGCGCGGGCGGCTGGCGCGAGTTGCTTGCCGGGGCCGGGGTGAAGACGGCGGCGATTTCAGGGTCGGGGGTGTTTCGCGATGCCAATACCGATGAACGGGCGCGGCAGATCTTCTTTGATGGCGAGGTGCCGCTGTTTCAGGTGGTGATCCCGGATTTCGGCATCGTCGAGGGTGCGTTCCAGATCACGGCGCTGGAGTATGCGGGCAGCCACAATGGCGAGGCGAGTTACGAGCTGTCGCTCGCCTCGGCCGGGGCGCTGACCTTTACGGCGCTGTGATGGCGAACCCCTGGGCGGGCGAGGTCGAGGTCGTCATCGACGGCGAGGTGCGGGTTGCCAAGCTGACGCTGGGGGCGCTGGCCGAGCTGGAGGCGGCGCTGGGGGCGGGGACGCTGGTGGATCTGGTGCAACGCTTCGAAGGGGGGGCGGTGTCGTCGCGGGACGTTCTGGCGCTGGTGGTGGCGGGCCTGCGCGGGGGCGGCTGGCGCGGGACGGCTGCCGACTTGCTGAGTGCCGAAATCGGTGGCGGAGCGGTGGGTGCTGCGAAGGTGGCCGCCGAGTTGCTGGCGCGGGCTTTCGGGGTGCCTGAATGACGGCGATCGACTGGCAGGGGTTGATGCGGGCAGGGCTGCACGGGTTGCAGCTGCACCCCCACGAGTTCTGGGCGCTGACCCCTGCCGATTTGCGGATGATGCTGGGGGCGGAACAGGCGGTTCCGCCCCTGACGCGGGCGCGGCTGGAGGAACTGGCTGCGGCATTTCCGGACCGGAGGGATGATGGCCGAGTTTGACAGTTTTTCCGAGCAGATCGCGGCTCTGGAAGTGCGGATGGGGGCTGCGGCAGGCATGACCGCGGCCTTTGACGCCGAGATCGCCCGCATGGGCGAGACGCTGGTGTTCACGGGTCGCGAGGTGAACACGCTGGCATCTGGCCTGTCGGGCGGGCTGCGGCGGGCGTTCGACGGGGTGGTGTTTGACGGGATGAAACTTTCGGATGCGCTGCGCGGCGTGGCGCAGACGATGGTTTCCTCGGTCTACGGGATCGCGATGAAGCCGGTGCAGAACGCGCTGGGTGGTGCGTTGGCGGAGGGGGTGGCTTCGCTTTTGGGGGGCGTTCTGGGCTTTGCGAAGGGGGGCGCCTTTTCGGCGGGGCGGGTGATGCCCTTTGCCAAAGGGGGGGTCGTGTCGCAGCCGGTCAGCTTTCCGATGCGGGGCGGGTCCGGGCTGATGGGCGAGGCGGGGCCCGAGGCGATCATGCCTTTGGCGCGGGGGGCTGACGGGCGGCTTGGCGTGCAGGCTGCGGGGGGCGGGCGTCCGGTGACGGTGGTGATGAACATTACCACGCCGGATGTGCAGGGCTTTCGGCGCAGCCAGACCCAGATCGCGGCTGAAGCGGCGCGGGCGCTTTCCCGCGGGCAAAGGAACAGGTGAGGCATGGCATTTCACGAGGTGCGGTTTCCGGCGAACCTGAGTTTCGGATCGACCGGCGGGCCTGAGCGGCGGACCCAGATCGTCACGCTGGCGAATGGCTTTGAGGAGCGCAACACGCCTTGGGCCCATTCGCGCCGGCGCTATGACGCGGGGCTTGGGCTGCGGTCGCTGGACGATGTCGAGGCGCTGATCGCGTTCTTCGAGGCGCGGCGCGGGCAGTTGCATGCGTTTCGCTGGAAAGACTGGGCGGATTACCGGTCATGCGCCGCGTCAAAGGCGGTGACGTCACTGGATCAGGTGATCGGAACCGGCGACGGGGAGCGCCGTGTGTTCCAACTGTGCAAGACCTATGACCCGAATGGCGTGCCCTATGTGCGGCCCATCGCAAAGCCGGTTTCGGGAACGGTCCTGGTTGCCGTGGCGGATGACGACAAGGTCGAGACGGTCGAGTTCGATGTCGATTTGACCACGGGCGCGATCAGCTTTGCGGTTCCTCCGGATGTCGGGGTTTCGGTTACGGCGGGGTTCGAGTTCGACGTTCCGGCGCGGTTCGATACCGATATGATCCAGGTCTCGGTCGCCTCGTTCAAGGCGGGGGATGTGCCGCGCGTGCCGGTGGTGGAGGTGCGGTTATGAGCCTTGAGTCGCATATGTCGGGCGGGATCACCACGACCTGCCTTGCCTGGGCGGTCGAGCGGGTGGACGGGCTGATGCTCGGATTTACCGACCATGACCGCGATCTGGACTTTGACGGCATGACGTTCCGCGCGGGCACCGGGATGACCGCGCGGTCGTTGCAGCAGTCGACCGGTCTGTCGGTGGACAATAGCGAAGCCGTGGGTGCCTTTTCGGACGATGCGATCCGCGAGGGCGATTTGCGCGTCGGTCGCTTCGACGGGGCCAAGGTGCGGTGCTGGCTGGTGAACTGGGCCGATCCGGCAGAGCGCATGCTGCAGTTCAGCGGCAGCATCGGCGAGGTGTCGCACGGACCGGACGGGTTCCGCGCCGAATTGCGCGGGTTGGCCGAGGCGCTGAACCGGCCGCAAGGGCGGGTGATACAGTCGACTTGCGATGCCACGCTGGGCGATGCGCGGTGCCGGTTCGATCTGTCGCAGGCCGGCTACGGGGGCAGTTTCGAGGTCGCTTCGGTGCGGGACGGGCAGGTTCTTACCTTGGGCGGAACCGGCGGGTTCGAGGCGGGCTGGTTCGAGCGCGGGCTTTTGGTGTTCGAGGACGGGGCGGCGGCCGGATTGCGCGGCTGGGTCAAGGCGGACCGGATCACTGGCGGCGGGCGGACGGTCGAGCTGTGGCAGGAGCCGGGTGTTGCGGTGGCAGCGGGCGATCGTGTGCGGGTCGTGGCAGGTTGTGACAAGCGCGGCGAGACCTGCCGCATGAAGTTCGACAACTTCCTGAACTTTCGCGGATTTCCCGATGTGCCGAGCGAGGATTGGCTGACGGCCTCGCCCCTACGCAGCGCGGGATGATGTCGGCGGTCGTGGTGGCCGCGCGTGCCTGGATCGGGACGCCCTATCTGCATCAGGCCAGTTGCAAGGGGGCAGGCGCGGATTGTCTGGGCCTGCTGCGCGGTGTCTGGCGCGAAGTGGTGGGGGCCGAGCCGGAAGCGGTGCCCGCCTATTCGCCCGACTGGTCGGAACCCGCGCGGCGCGAGGATCTGGCGGCGGCAGCGGGGCGCTGGCTTTCGGCGGAGAGCGCAATGGCGCCGGGGGTCGTCTTGCTGTTCCGGATGCGCGAGGCGGCGGTGGCCAAACATATGGGCATCCTGTCCGTGGCCGGAGATGCCCCGAAATTCGTGCATGCCTATAGCGGGCATGGCGTGGTCGAAAGCCCGCTGTCCTTGCCTTGGGAGCGGCGCGTGGTCGGTCTGTTCCGGTTTCCGGGTCATTGA